ACAACATATTGATGGTTTTAGCCATGGGGCTGTTTAGCGTCTTGTCATCGACAAGCTGCTTCGATATCCCCGCTTTCGCCAAAGCCATATTCCATATATCTTTTCGAGTTGTCCCCATGGACTCACCTCATTATTGATGTGGGGAGGGATTGTGCCCTCCCCACACAACAGTAGTTATGCTCCTTGAGAGTTTCTCCTCTTCCTGTCGGCACGAATCAATCGAGAAATTTCATGATTCGTGGCTCCTACAGGAACCTCAACACCTTCCTGTCCAGCTACATCAAGAAGTTCCTGCTTGTTCATCCTGCTCAGAGCAGCATCAGAAGCTTGTCCATCATCTGGTGTTGCAAGCTTTTCGATAAGTCCCGGAGGCAAGTCGCTTTCAGACTTGATCTTATCTAGAGGTTCGAACCATTTCGGGACAGGCTCACCGTCAGGAACTGAAATGATCGTCCCTTTCTTTTGGAACTTCTGATGCAGATCTACACAGTCAGCAACGACACGATACCGCATTCACCTCACCTACCCGTTGATGTTCGTCTGGGGATTGTCGGTCAGGTAAATGTCAAACGCACCTGCAGTCAATGCTGCAGTCCCAATGATGATCTGAGCTGCAAGATACCTCTTCAGTTTGTCTGGCTTCGGAAGCCGTACGGTACCGAACTTATATTTGTCCACAAGAGAAGCGACAGGAATAGCGTCAGATTCCCAGAGAACAGTCGGTCCATCATCAAGAGTCTCGTTCGGGTCAGTAATCAGTTTTATCTGTACCGTGGCAGATCCAGCAGAAGTACATGCTGTTTCAACTACAGCTTCGAAGTAAAGTTCATTGACTGCATCACCGAGCTCTACAGTATCTATCACATTGTCAGATGTATGAGTAGCAACAGTTGTCTCGGCCTGTGCATCGCTCATGATCAAGTTCTTGTCAAGGATCAATTTATACACCTCCTATATCAGCTGATTGCAGCTTCAGTATTCAGGATCTTGTCGCAACGCCTGACAGGAATTCCGTCAAAGGCCATCACTTTCTTTCCAGCAACTTCCTCGAGCGACAGATGAACGTTCGCTTTCTCGTTCATCATGATCCTGAGCCATGTCCTGACAGTTCTGTTGCAGTAAATGGCTGGTCTACCGAGATTCACCTCAGGTGGAGTTTCAGTAGCTTGAATCAGCAGTCTGATCAGATTTGCCGCAGCGTCCGATGCAGAATTGAACGTCTTCAGATCGGAAACATCGATGTTGGCAATGCGGACCACGTAACGCCAGTCACGCACCGACAGACCACAGTCCCACTTGTAATGAGATTCGAGAACGTCGTACCGTCCACCTGCACTGTCAGTAACAGTCTGTTTCCCGTTGTCGGTGATCTGCATTCCTGCCTTTGATCCCTTGGGGAAGATCCCATGAACGGTATTAGGACCCCAAGTAACCAACCAGATCGACGTGTTGTCAGAACCAGTCCCACCGGCGTCGATGATCTGCTCGCTATTGTCAGCACTCATGTCGGAGAACCTCGGGTGAAGACCCATGAACTTTTCAGGATCGTCACGAGTATCTCCATAGAACAACGTATGAGCCATCGCCTGATTCATCCCCTCGATGTGGAGCCTTTCCTCGGAAAGACGCCATTCGGGAGAATTGCCATTCAGCTTGGCAAGATCAACGTCGATCTGAGGCCTCGCTTCAAGCATCCCGCATGTATCGACGATCTGCTTGGTTGTTCCCTTCGAAGGCTGGACACCTCCGTAGAGAGTCCTCCATGTAGGCTCAGGCAGACCAGTGACAACAGTCGTCTGATGGCCGGTTGGCAGGTTCCCTTCAAGCCAGACCATGTCTTCAAGAATCTGGTTCGTTTCTGCCAGAAGGTTGACGACAGTGTCGATTTTCCCCTTAGGGTCAAGCCTTCTGGACCAATCAAGCATCGTAGGAAGATAGGTTCCGTATGTTGCCAATCTCTACACCCCCTGTACTATTATTCTTTTTTCTTATACATAGTCGGATACATGATCTCGGCTATGCTTTGAGTTTCTCCAAGACCGCCGGGCTTTCCTTCAACAAATTCAGCTTCGATACCAAGCTCTTTTCCAATCTTATAGAACATTCCTAGGAGCCTTGGGTTGTTTCCGAAACCAGTCTTGTCAAGTTCTTCAACGAGCTTTGGATCGCCGAACTTGTTTATTACCGGCATGATCACGGAATCGATGTTCTTCTGGAAATCCTGACCACCGTATTCCTCGTGTTTCGCCGCTTCATCGCCCCACTTCTTGACCTGATCGTACCAAGCTTTGACGCTGGCTTCCTTCATCTTAACCGATTGTTCCTTGAGAATCTCGATAACTTCATTGGCTGCTTCCTGAGAAGCGTTGTGCTTTTTGAGAAGTTCGGTATACTTCCCTTTTTCTTCGTCATTCAAACCAAGATCCTCAGGGAACTCGTACGACTCAGGCACTTCAGCTTCTTTCGTCTCTCCAGTCTCTTCCGTCTCGGTGCTTTCTTCCTTTGTGTCAAGCTCGCCTTTTTCAGACGACTTGTCCTCTCCAGCACCTTCAGTAGGAGTCTGGTTCTGATCCTTGTCCTCTTCGCCTGCGGGGGGTTCAGTGATATTCTGTGTCCCCAGCTCAGCGTTCTGTTCCTCAGGCATTCTCATCTTCCTCCTTTCCTAAAAGTAATGCTTCCACTTTTTCTTGCCATTTGAACGACTCGGCATACATCTTCCCAAAGAGTTCCGGGTCAACACCTGCCAATTCGGCAATTACCATCAAACCAACCTGACGCATCCCATCGTTGAAAAACGTATAAGAGTTTCCGGTCATCACAGGTTGAAACACATGACATCGTTCAATGATCGAATAAATCCAGCGACGACCTTCCTCGGTATTGACTATCGAAGCAAGATCGTTCAATCTCATATCCTTGATGATCTTCGCTCGCTCTTCGTGCTCTTTTGCGCCTTCATTGTCTGTTACCCTGTATTTTCTGCTCATTGGCCAAGGCCTCCTGACGGGCCCTGCAGCAACGCCTGAAGTGCGTTCTGACCACTCATATCAGTCTCTGACAATGTCTTGCCCTGCTCGGCAAGCTGCTGTGCCTGAGCAAGCTCTGCCATCTTCCGCTGCTCCTCTTCCCTGCCACGACGGATCTGTTCACGGACCTTCGGGTCACGGAGGTATCTCTGCGGTATCTGTATCGCCGAAAGATACCCTTCGCCTATCTGGTCAGGATCGAGAATGTCAGCTGCCTCAGGATACATCCCGGCAAGCTGTGCAATGAATGCCGAACCCTGCTCTATCTTCGAGGATTCGATCATCTGCTGAGCCTGTGCCAGAATTGAAACGTATTCGATGGCCAATGTAGCCCCCTCAAGGTCTGGCGGAGGTGGAGGCAATAACCCACCACGCATCATGATCCCGAAAATCCTGTTGATCGCATCGTTGAGATACTCATCAGCCCTCTCCAATGCAGGTGAAAGCATCAAAAGCTTCTCCTGCTCAAGCGAAACAACCTCACGAGCTGTCTTCTCAGCAGATCCACCAGACCTGTACATCAAAGCCAAGAACAGATCCTTGTAATACGCCTGATCGATCAACTCCCTCAGCTCGGATATGCTTAATTGTATACCATTAAGGTCTGGTGTAACTTCGTAAAGTGGACCAATTCGGCCTGCGGATCCAGATTGCATGTTCGAATAAAACGACAGACCACCGGGAGCGGCGTTCACTGCCCTGTCCATGTCAGCAATGTGAGCCTGAAGCGGTGGGTTGACAGACTTTTCTATTCCGACACCCCTGTCACGCATGGTCGCATGAAGTTCCTTGCAGTCAGGAAGGACAACCCAACCGGGTCCGAAACCGTAATCATCACGCCCTGCAAGCTCCCACCTGAATGATGCGAATGGCTTCTCCTCGTAACCTTTCACCTGAAGTGGCGGCTCGTCTTCGGAAGCCGCAGACTCGTAGTACACCGAACGATACGGCATGTCTTTGTTTCCCTTGTACGATGTGATCCGGTCATCGTTCGGCTCAATCACATGGACGATCTCGTACCATTGCTCGGTGTCGTTGCGCTCATAAGCGTTCCGGACGTCCCTCGACACCTTATCCTTCCCGAACGTGTCAACAAGTTCCCAACCACGCATCCAGAACTTCCTGTACAGTGTGTTGTTCCGCAATGTGAAATCAGATGAAAGCGCATACTCTCCAATGTTCAATGTATGGCAACGTATCACATCCTCGTAATCCTCTAGAAAAACTGTCACACCTGTCCCGAACGTCGGAGCCTGAGCCCATACACCATATGTTGACTCGTAAAAGTTACTCTGGCTCATGACATATGTCATTCTGAATGTGATCTCATCAAGCCACTTCCTGTACTTCGGGAACCTCGACATGTCAGGGTCAGGCAACCCGGCACGCCACCATTGGCGTGCCTTCGATGTCATGCCTGACTGGAGTCCTGATGCAGTCACACGAGCCGCCATCGTCGGCATGGACGTTACCATGTCATCATCGCCACGCCTCGGCTTGTGCTCCCAGCCTGAATACAAGTGCCTCCCATATTGTGGAAGAACATACGAGGCCAAGTCCTTCCAGATCGGCTCCCAATGCGACCGGTTCTCCAAGACTGCCTTATGTCGTTTTTTATATGCCTTCAGGTCGGTCACATTGGACGGCATTCCTTACGCCCCCATGTTCTTTCGAAGCACTGTCTGTGGTCTCTGCTGCTGTGTGTTCTGTGCAGTGTTCTGACCACCACCGGGTGCACCCATACGGCTTTTACCCAGCCACGTAGACTCAAAACCCTGCCTCGCCGCCGCCCTGCGGCGCTCACGATCCTTGCCAATCAGTTCATTTCCTTCCTCCTCTTCCTCGATTGGCATGGGCGCAGGTTCAGGCATTTCAGGCGTACTGAAAAGATTACACATTTACCACACCTCCGTGATATCAGCTAGCTGCCACTTTGTCATATTTGTTGAAACTTCTCGACATGCCGCCAACCACATGATGACGCTCACCTTGCTGGCCCTGTTTCTTGAGCACCGGATAGGAAAATGTCAACGCCAACGCATCAGCGTGGTCCGGGCTCGGCAGGTTTCGCAGCTGTTTGATCGCCTGCTTGGATTCCAGCTTCATCTTGCCGCTCTGGCGATGATAATCATAGTATGGTGTTACCAGATCGTCCCTGAGCACCCTGTCGTCTGGAATGGCGCCGCCGTTCTTCAGCCATTCCTTCATCTCGTACCACATTT